CTCTGTTCCATTCGGTTTCGATTGGATAGGACACGGCAGCAGGAGCGAGTGCGGCTACATCTCGGTTGATGGCTTGGGAAAGGGGTACATCACCAATGTCAGTAGCGAAGATGATGTCACCGCCTGCCCTTATCCACGCCAGTGGGCCAAGAGGCTTGCCGATCTTGTATGTACCCACCTTAGACCATGAGGCCGCATCTGCTGGATTAATGCCCTGGTATACAACAACCTGCCCCTCAGTGGACGCAAAAATGCACTGTTCAGAAAGACCGCCATCGCCCGATGTATCAAGCGACCAGCTAGACCCCATTAGGAGTTTACCGCCCTCCGTAAGCTCTCCTCCTAGTGGGAATTGGGCTGCTGGTCCGCTAATCTTGTCAATATCAAGATACCATGCGGTTAGGCTGTCTTTTTGAATGAAGAAAAGACGGTTCTTGTAAACCCAGACGAACGACAAGGTGCGCGTATCAACGCCTGTAATTCCCACAAATATAGGAACTGGAGCGCCGTCTACTGTCGCAGACCCTGTGGACGATGTGGTTAACTCGTTATCCTGAAATACCCCAACAACGTCCGTCAGGTAAATCAAGCCTGTCGTAGGTCCGCTTACATCAATATGAAGAACAAACCCGGTCGCCCCTGATGTGCCGCCCGTTATCGTCTGCCCTTCTTCAAAGTCGGCAGTCTTTGCATCATAGTTTAGCGTGTAAACATCGTCTTGGTCGATTGGGAACCATTCTGTTCCATCGAACAATTGCATTGGGTCTTCACCATTCACAGCAATCAGGAACGTGCCGCCGTCGCTGGTGAATTGAGTTACGATCCAATCCCCACCGGAAAGCCCCTCGACAACCTCAAGGCCACCCGTCGATAGCTGACCTATGTTGTTCCCCAGATCGTCAACGATGTCATCCGTCCCCGTAGATAGCTGGTAATTGATCGGCGATGCTACGGAGGTGATATCGTAGATAGTCGTTGCCGTGGAGGCGAAGAGGTGACGGTTGTTGCCATTGTTGTAATCGAAGATCGCCGTAACGGGGGAGTCGCCAGCGCCAAGAGTGGCGTAAATCTCGGAACCCTTACGGATTTCCATGCCTGTCGCTGTCGGGAAATAGTTTTCCAACAAGTACGCGCCATTAAGGCTTTTACTAGGATTAATTGCTAGGTTCTGGTTCGCAATCCATCCCTGCGTTGCGGCAGGGAAGGTCTTTAGCGCTGATGTTCTCTGCCGAATACGCGCCTGTCTCATGCGTCAAACCCCGAGATTTCGCGGATAGGCCCAATTCGCGTTATAGTCGATTGCTCGGCTCCCCATGCGGATGACGCGAGAACCCTTATCCTCACCGGATAACTGCTCAAGCCGGATTTCGTAGTTCTTCATGTCTTCCGTGTAGTCGAGCCGCTTCATTGAGCGCCAGCGCCAGATAAGGCCAAGCGTCAGAAGTCTCTCGTCCAGAACAAATGTATCACTGTCTTTGGTGAATTCGTTCTTGACCAAGCCCGTATCAGCATCAACAGCGATGGCTTTGGAGACGTAGTAGTATTCAGCCGTGGTATCTGCGGAGACAGGCGGGATAAACTGCATCTGACCGCCAAGCATAATCCAGTAGCCTGGACTAGGAGAGGCAAGGCCGTTGATAAGGTCATTCCAGAAGTTCAGATCTGGAGCATCGACGTATCCCCACGTATACCAGTTCATGCGCCCTACATCGGCGTTCTTTGGCATACGGTCATAATCGCTTGGGAGATCGAAGGCGGTTGTTACACCGTCTCCAACCATCTTCTCTTGCTTGATCAGGGCGCGCCAGTCATGAGCCTTGATGATATCGGTAGCCACCTCATTGGCGAGGTCAACAATCTCCTGCTCAAACCTTCCGGTGCCAGAAAAGAAGGCTGAGGGCTTGTTAACCCCCAACCTGATTGCTGCTGATTGTGCGCTTGAAAGGAAGCTCAAGGCTTATTCCTTTTCGGTGGTGAGTTCCTGAGCTACCTGAAGCAATGTATTGCGCGACGGATTGCCACGAGGACGCTTGCCGGTCTTCTCTTCGATGTATTCTTTCAGTTCATCGTCAGACTTACCCTCAAGAGCCTCACCATAACCGAGATTGGTAGTAACACGCTCGGTATCGAGAACCTGACGATACTGCGACTGTTCCTTCTGCATGCGCTCGACCTCTGCCTTGTAGTATTCAAGCTCGGAGGCCATCTTCGTGACGTTGGCGGAACCGGCTGCGTTGTCGAGATAGGCCTGAGCCTGGTTCTTCCAATCACGTCCGCCCTGTCCAAGCGTCTTGAGCGGCTGGCCGTCGAGGTCTGCGAGAGCTTCCGCCGTGTAGATGTTGAGGCCCTTAAGCTCTTTCATCTTGGCAGGGGTCAGGAATGGCAGGGCTTCGATAGGCGTACCGCTCTTGGTCTGGCGCTCGCCCTTCTTGAACTGCTCATACTGCTTGGCGTACTTCTCAGCATAGGTGCCAGGACGGGTCAGGCCTGTGTCTTCGTCCTCAATACCACCGGGGACTTCTGCCCATGCAGGGAATACGGGAGCCTGGAGGCGGTCACCGCCCATATGGATGCGAACGACTTCCATATCGTCAAAGATAGGACGGCCTTCGTCTTTGGAACGGGCCTCGTTGATGACGGGGAAGTTTTCGAAGGTTGCTACAATGCGGCTGGCTTCGTTTGCCATTGGGTAAATCCTTTTAGGTGCCTGAATGGAGAGAGGGGGCCATTACAGCCCCCTGTGTTATTTAGTCTGCGAAGTCTGCGAACCATGCGTACTGATTGATGGGAGTGCCACCTACAACTGTAGGGGCAACCCAAGCGCCAGCGGCGTCAGTTACCATAGTCATTGCAGGGCGCGTGATGGTGGTGCGAGCGCCGGAAGCAATTGCCGCCGATGCCTGCGCCCAAATCCACTGCCGACCGTCAACAGCGAACACAACGGTTCCAAGCTGTGGAGATGGGACATTGCGCCCCGAGTCGTAGTAGGGGAGCGTACCGACAAGGCCACCGTTTACGTTGGTGGAGATGCCAAGAGATGGGGTAGATGCGATAGGCATGTTAGTTTCCTTCTGTTGGCCTAATTACGCTGCAGGATTTGAGTCATACAGACGCCACGAGAATAGCGGGTTGTTGACCGTAAGTTCGCCCATCCAGCCGATGAACTGTGCAAGCGCGTCCTGGTTGATAGGCATCATGCCATCACCCGGGAAAAGCTTGTCCATGTTACGCAGCGGATTGACGCGAAGGGCAAGAGCCGACGAGTCAAGGCCAAACGTGGTGTTAGCCGGGATAGACGAACCGATGCCGCCTGCCATGACAACCGACACTTCCCGACCAGCGCCAATGTAGGCAAGGTTGTTGAAGCCAAGGGCATTCATGGTTCCGGTGCCACTGCGTTCCGTGATGCGCTGCTGAGCAACGAGAGACGCATCGTAGGCCGCGTAATGCTCATTGGACATAAGCAGGATGTCGGCAGAGCGACCAGAGCGGGAGCGCTGGAGGAAGATCTGCGTCAGCATCGGGCGGATGGTGGTTGCGTTTACCTGCGTACCAATTGCAGGGAAGGCAGAGTTTGCGTCAAACGACGTTGTGCGCCACAGAGCATAAGTAGCACGGTCGATACCGCCATAGGTGCCGGTGTTGGTGACAATCGGAACAGCGGCGTTAAGACCGGTGATCTGCTTGCCGTTGTTGGCCGTTCCGTCCGAATACAGTCCAGCCTCCAGCGTTTCCACGAGCGTGGTTTCGGCCACATCCATGTAGGACTCAAGAACGTCCATAATCTGGGCTTCGCCGCTGTTGTTCAGAATTTCCTCGTTGGTGAGGGAAATCGGAACCGCCAGCATCTTAGGCGTCCAGTAGGCGTCATTGAAGAGTTCTACCGGGGGGTTGTCGAGGAAGTCATAGCCCGAATACCACTGGCCAGTCGGCTTGCCGATCTGGAGTGTTTCTCGGATGCGAGGGCCGGAATAGTTCTTGATGCGCCCCTTACGCTTCAGAAGCGCGAAGAGAGCAATCTGGTTCGATACCAGATCCTCATAACCGCGCGACCGGTCTTCAAGGGCCATGGAAAGTACCTGCTGGTACTGTGCGAGTGGGTTAATAGGCATATTCTGTCCTTATGCTCTAGCGCGAGCCATTGCGCGTTGAAGTGCTTCACGATTGTTCGTTGGGACAGGATGCTTTGCGGCAGGGCTTACACCCCCGGTTGGCGCTCCTGACACCGATTTAGAACCTGCTGGGTTTAAAGCCGGTGCCTGGGTTTGAGCCGGGACACTTTCTGCCGGTGTGAGCGGCTGGCCGGATGCCGTAGCGTTTGAGGCTTGCGGCTTGAAGCGCTTGACGTATTGATAAGCAGCTTCTAGGTCTTTAACTATACCTTGTTCCAGCACAAAAGCAATATCGTCGGAATAATCTTTCGCGTCTTCGTGTTCTGTGAAAAACTGTTCTACGATAGACGGAACCTTAGCCGCCGTCTCCATCTGCTGGATCTTGGCTTCTAGCTCCCGAACGCGGGTATGCGCTTCCTGCACTTGCTGGTTAGGGTTCTGGCCCATGATGTGAGCAGCAACAGCCTGAAGGTTGAGGCCGAAATGATCGGTGATCTTCTTCAGGCCCTCAATAGGGTTGCGCTCGAAGGTCTGCTCAATCTCGCGGATCTGCTTCAGAGACTCGTGAACCCCTTCCCGGCCATTCTTGCGGGCTAGCTCGTCGTATTCCTTGACAAGCTCGTAACGGTCGGCGGCTTCCTTGTGCTTCTGAATGCCCTTTTCGTTCTCGGATATGGCGCGATGTACCTCCTCCTTTACGGAGTCTGGAACATTGGCCCAATCCTTCTTGCCGTTCTCATTGAACCGCGCAGGAGCCTCAAGCGAAACACGCCGTTCAGGCGCGGCAGCTTCAGCCTTTGGCTCCTGCGCTACGGGTTTGTCCCCCGCATTGGTGGACTGGAATTTGCCAGTCTCATCTCGTGCCTTGTCGGTTTTTGGCTCTGGAGCCTTGGTGTCTTTCGGCTCTACCTTGGCTTCCGTCTTGGCCTCTGGTTTTGCCTCAACTTTGGGCTTCTCAGATTCACGCGCTTTCAGCTTCTCAAGCGATGCCTGGAGCGCTTCACGGTTGGACTTGGGAGCTTCTGCCTTGGCTTCCGCTTCCGGCTTGGGAGCGACAGGCGTTTGACTGCCTAGCTCTGGCGTGGATGGGGCGCTAGGCTCAATGACTGCTTCTGTAGGTACTGGTGCTTCGTCTGTCATGTCTTACCTGCCTGATAGGTTGACTCGTTCGCCGCTGTTGTAACGTGCTGCGGCTTTCTGCACGGATTCCTTGATTGCCTGCTTGTCTGCTTTGGGCTTGGGAGCGGGTTTGAGCCGGTTTGGATCGTTGCCCACCTCCTCATATCCACGTTCGCGAGTGATGCGCGAAAACTCCCGCTTGCTGGTGTAGAACTTGCCAGTTAGTGGATGCTCTAGAGGCTCTGTCGTATCGCTGATGAAGTTTGGCACTGGAAACGTATCGGAGCGCCCCTCAACAACAGGATAGCACTCATAGGGCCAAGCCTCTACGGGATGCCAGTTTGAGCAGTGTCGGCAGTATCTTTCGCGCAAGTCGTTCTTCCTGATTGAACGTTATTACATTACATAAATTTAGATGAATGGTCTACCCCCGCTTGGGATGTCAGGGCGGTGGGTTAAGCC